GCGGCCTGCTCGGGGGTGTAGAAGTCGTTTGCCACTTGAGGGCCTTTCTGTCAGGTCCGGAGGACCGGGGTCAGCGGTTGCCGCGGATCGCGGAGACGATCGCGTCGGGGTCGAAGGCGGGCTTCTGGTCGCCGCCGTGACCCGGGGTGAGGTCGGGCTTCGGCGTACCGGGGAGCCCGGAGCCGTCGCCGCTGGTCTGGTCGCCGGCCGGCTTCGTGCCGTCCGGGTTGTCGCCGTCCGGCTTGTCGCCGTCGGGCTTGTCAGCGGGCTTGCCGCGCTTCGCGAGCCGCTCCGCCTTGCCGAGGATTTCCTCCTCGGTCTCGCCGGTGAGGAAGTCGAGGAGGTCCTCGTCGAGCTCGGGGTGCTTCCGGAGCGCACGCTCGGTCCAGAGCGACGTCTCGGCGTCCTTCGCGCGCTTCTCGGCGGCGGTGATCTTGCCCTCGGAGTCGGCCTCGGTGAGCTTCGTCTCGGCGGCCTCGCGCGCCTGGCGCTCGGTCGTGAGCTCGCCCGTAAGGCTCTCCTTCTCGCCCTGGAGCTTGTCCTTGTCGGCGCGGAGGTTCTGGACGAGCGTCCAGGCCTTCTCGGCGTCGAAGTCGTCGCCCCACGGCGGGGTCGAGGTGCTGGCGGTGTCGGTCATGCGGTGTCCTCCTGGAACACGAAAGCCCCGGACCTGCCGGGGCGTAGGGGGGTGTGTAAACGGGGGCCGGCGTGGTGCCGGCCCCCGTCGTGGATCGGTGTGGATCAGGTGATCGGGGACGTCCAGGTGGCGGCCCAGGTGGCGGCGCCGATCAGGCCGTCGACCTCCAGGCCCTTTTCCTTCTGGAAGGCCTTCGCGTTCTCGCGGGTCTCGTCGCCGTAGAGGCCGTCCGCGCCGGACCGGAAGGTCCAGCCGCGCGCGACCATCTGGCGCTGCCAGCGGGCGAGGTCGTCCCGGTGCGAGAAGTAGCCCGAGACGCTCTGCGCCGGGCCGCTCTTCGGGCCGAAGTAGGAGCCGGCCGGGAGCGGGAAGGCGGGAGCGGCCGAGGCGTGCGCGGCGAAGCCCTTCGCGTCGGAGGCCGTGCCCCAGTCGCCGTCGGCGGCGAGGCCGTGCGCCTTCTGCCAGGCGACTACCTTCGCAGTCGTGTCCGTGCCGTAGGCGCCGTCCGGGTTCGCCCCGACGAGGCGCTGGACGTCGGCAGTCGGGCGGCTGGTGTAGTTGCGACCGATCACGTCCCGGTTGCCCGAGCCGGCGATCGTGCCGACCGCCTGGCCGAGGAGCTGCCGAGCGTCGCAGACGACGCGGTCCATGTCCATGCCGCCGGGGCAGGCGGTCGCGTAGCTGGCGCGGAAGCGCGTCCAGAGCTCGCGGTGCCCGACGATGTGGTCGCGGTCGAGCGGGATGCCGTAGCGCCGGGAGACGTCCGCGACGACCCGAGCGAGGGCGGCGTAGCTCGCCTCGGAGATCGGCCACCCGTGGGCGTCGCCCGCGATCTCGTCGGCCACCTCGAAGGTGATCGACCGGCGATCGTAGGCCGCGCCCTTGCCGCCGTCGGAGCTGGCGCCCGAGGTCCAGGCGCGGAAGTCCTCGGGGACGACGCCGTAGACCGTGCCGTCCTTCCCGATGACGTAGTTCGAGCTCACGGTGCGCGAGCCGGAGACCATCATGCCGACGACGCCGTTCGCGTCGGTGCTGGCCGAGTGATGGAGGATGACGTGGTCGATGCGTGCGCCGTTGCGGCTCGATCGCTGCTTCGACTCACGGACGACATTGGTGTGACCAGAGAAGGTCAATAGGGCTCCTTTCGGGGTCAGGCGGCGAGCTGAAGCGGCGAGGCGGTGGCCTGGAGGAGCTCGGAGCCGGGGGTGGAGATCGCGCGGTTGTAGGTGCCGCGCCAGTCGTAGGAGCCGTGCTGCCCGTTTTCGGGGTCGGTGCCGTCCCAGAGCTTCCGGAGGGCGGTCGCGTCGGCGCTCCAGCCCCCGGTCGGGTCGTTCCGCATGACGGGCTTCGCGGAGCATCCGCACCCGTCGTGCGCCTCGAAGCGGCCGGTCAGGCCGGTGTAGACCGGGCCGCGGCTGACGAGCATCGCGCAGAAATAGCACGGGCTCGAGTCGGAGACCCGGGCCCAGCCGCGGGCGTCGTCGTCCTCGGTGCTGAGTGCGATCAGGCGACGCCGCGGAGCTTCCAGGACCCGGCGCTTGGCGGCGCGGAGCATGGAGGCCTTGGCAGCTTCGAGGGCGCGATTCGGGTCCTCGCCGCGGGCGATCGCGGCCTTCGCCTTGGCGACGCTCGTCGCGTGGATCGCCTTGCGGTTCGCGATCTCGCCGGGCGGCTGCTCGTCGACCATCGGGGCGGCGCCGCCGTAGCCGGCTAGGAGTCGCTGCGCGCGGTAATACTGCTGCGCCGTGAGCTCGCCCTTCGAGCGCGACGCCTTAATGAGCTGCGAGGCGCGCCCCTGGAACCGCTCGAATGACCCGTCGATATCCGAGGGGTCGAGCGTCTGGTCCCAGAGGCGCGCGAGGAGCGCTTGCATCTGAGCGACCTCGCGGACCTGCTGCGCCATGTGCGCTTGTGCGAGGCGGTCGAGGTCGGTCACGTGCGCTCCTATTCAGCCGGGACGGGCTCCTCGGCGGAAGCCGGCGTCGGCGCGGTGAGCTGCGCGGATGCCGAAGAGCCCTGGCGGGCGATCTCCGCGGCGATCTCTGCGAGCGGGTCGGTCTGCCGGAGGCTCTTCCAGCGGAGGACGTCCTGGTCGGTGACGCCAGGGATCTTTTCCCAGAGCGCTTCGACCGGGACCTGGAGCATCGTCGCGACCTTGCCGAGGGCGTCCACCGTCGAGGCGAGCGAGCGGGCCTCGGTGTCTCGCCAGCGGACCTGTGAGCTCGTGTCCGCGGCGTTGGCCGCGTCGCCGGCTGCGTGCGCGGCGAGGCGGAAGGCCGACTCCCAGCTCTCGCCGAAGTTGGTCTCGTACTCGTTCGTGCGCCGCTGCTGGCCGTCCTGGAGGGCGGCGAGGGCGTCGGCGCCGATGTTCACGAGGTCGCCCATCATGACGACGGGGGAGAGCTCCGCGGTCGCCGCGAGCGTCTTCACCGTCGATTCGTAGGTCGCGTGATGCCCGGAGAGCTCCGTCTGAGCGAAGTCGCCGAAGCGCGCCTCGGAGTCCTCCGAGACCCACAGACGGTCGACCGCCGCCTGGAACGGCTCGACGGGCGTCTCCTCGCCGGTCTCCTCGCCGTTCTCGTCGAGGACGGGCTCGGTCGGGATCGCGAGGCCGGTCGCCCAGCGCTGGCGGAAGCTCGCGTACTGGAGCGCGATCAGCGTCGAGAAGACGACCTCGTTCACGCGGTCCTGGAGGTTGATCGCCGGGGTGATGACGCCCACGGCTTCGTCGTCCAGGCGGTCGCGGAAGCGCACGAAGGGCGTCACGCCGAGGCCGTGGTCATCCGTGCGGGAGAGCGTCCAGCCGTCGGAGTCCTTCGGCTTCGCGAACGTGTAAACGCTGTTCCGGTCGAGGAGCTCGATCAGGCGCGTACCGTCCGACGTCGTGCCCTTCGAGCGGTAGCCGATCTCGGGGTATTCGTCGTCCGGGTCCTGGTACCAGGCCGCGGAGCGGAGCGGCGAGAGCGGCTGCATGACGGGGACGCGCTTCGCCTTCAGCGAGCCGGGCAGGACGAGCGTGTAGCTCGCGCCGTACTCCAGCGCGCCGCGGTGGGCGATGCTCTGCCGGGCGTCGAGGCGGTTCGCCTGCCAGTAGCTCCACGGGGCGGCGTTGTCCGCCTCCCGGGCGCCGCGGTAGCCGTCCACGAAGAGTCCGCGCGTGTACGTCGACGAGAGGAGCGGGGTCCAATTCGTGATCGAGCGCTTCGCGAGGTGGCGGTACTCCTGCCGGGCGCCACGCGGCATGTAGGGCATGTCGTGGTCGCCATTCAGGTAGCGCCGGACCTTGCCGAGACGCCCGTCCCGACTGAGGTCGGCGCGGAGCTCGGAGTCCAGGCGCTCGGCGAGTTTCACGTCGAGGGCCAATATGTCTCCAGAGGGGTCGGAGCGGTCAGAAGCCGACGACGCGCCCCTTCGGCTTGCGACGTTTCTTCAGACCGCCGTCGGACAGCACGCGGGTGCGTGCCATGCGGGCGAGGACGAGGGACGCGAGCGCGTCGACCTTTTTCGGGGACTCCCGGGTCTCCTTGCCGAAGCCGATGCCCCAACGGTTCGGGCGGCGGCGGGCGTTCTCGATGTGGCGGGTCAGGATCAGCGAGGCGTCAGCGCCGCGACCGGGGCCGGCCATGAGCTCGTGCGGGCCCCAGGGGAGCTCGCCGTCGGTGATCGCCCGGTGAAGGGCCTCGACGCCGCGGACGGTGTCCTGCTGGTGACCGCGCATGTCCCAGGCGACGGCGTGCCGGGTGGTCGCCTTCACGAGGAGGCGCTCGGCGTACTCGTCGCGCCAGGCGTCGACGTCCGTCTCCCAGTAGGCGACGTCCGAGAAGAAAGCGACGACGTCGAGCGTCGCGAAGGCGTGGGCGACCGCCTCGCGGACCTGCTCCTTCGGGACCTCCCAGCCCTTGCCCTCCGGCCCTTCGGGCTTCTCCCAAATGGCGAGGAGGAAGGCAGCACCGTCGTCGACCCGGACGCCGACGAGGGCGGTGGAGTCGTCGGTCAGGGACCCGTCGAAGCCGAGGGTCACCATGTCGCCGCGACGGGCGCGAGAGCCGGGCTCGCCGTGCTTCAGCGGCGCGAGGTCGGGCCGGCGATTCTTGCCCCACTCGTGCGGAGCGACCCACGAGTCGGCCGCCGCGACGATCTGGTTCAGGTAGAAGCGCCGGGCCTCCTCGGGAGGCGTGTCGGGGTCGTAGACCTCGGCGAGGATGCGGTCGAGGTTGACCCAATGGGAGTCGCCGTAGGCGCACCGGAGGCCGGCCATGACGGCGGCCTCGTCGGCGAGGTCAATCTCGGGAGGGGCCTCGCGGGCGTCGTAGAGGATGCCCTTCGCTCGGGATCGGCCCTCCTCGATCGCGCGCCACGAGTTGAAGCTCTTCTCGGCGGTCGAGTCCTGTCCGGGCTCGTGCGCGTTGGTCGTCTCAATCGAGCGGCCGTCGACCTTGCCGAGGTTGCGCCGGATGACCTTCGCGAGCTTGTGGCCGCCGTTGGATGCGGTCCAGTGGTGCGTCTCGTCGAGGATCGCGAACGTCGGGCGTGCGCCCTCCTGCGTGGAGGCGGACGCCGTCACGGGGACGAGCTGGCCGCCGCCAGGGACGAGGATTCGCGTCATGCCGACGTCGAGGCCGAGCTCGTCGACGAGGAGGGAGTCCTCCGCCATGCTGCGGATCGCGTCGAGGGTGTTCTTCGTCTGCGTCTCGGAGACACCGGCGATGACGACCCACGGCATCGGGTGCGGGACCGCGATCGGGTCGCCGTCAGCGTTCCAGCCGCCGAAGCGCACCGGGCCGCACAGCTCGGCGAGGGCGAGCGCGCCGAGGAAGGGGCTCTTGCCCCACCCCTTCGCGCGGCGGAGGATCGCGCGGCGGTAGCGGAAGACGCCGTGAGCGTCGATCGCGTACCACCAGAGCGTGAAGTTCATTTGCTCCCGCGAGAAGCGGAAGGGCTCGCCCGCGGTGTCGCCGTCGGGCTGGAGGAGGTAGCCCTCGCTCCAGTCGATGACGTCCCAGCCGAGCGTCTTCACGCTCCCGTCGACGGGGAACGGCTGGACGCTCAGGACGGGGCGGTAGAACGAGGCGCCGGGGAGGTGGTCGGCCATGGGCGGACCTCCTCTCGTCAGAACGGCGCCGGGTCGCTCGCCGTCGGGGCAGCTGCGATCGCGGGCTCGGTGTCGGCCGCCAGGCGCGCGCGCATGGAGTCGCGGCGGGCAGAGATCGGGGTCACGTTGGACCCGATCACGCCGGAGCTGGCGGCCTCGTCGGCGTCGGGCTCTTGGATGCGGATGCGGGCGCGCATGCGGTCGACGACGGTCGCGCCGAGGCGCTCCTCGTTCATCCGGATTTCGGAGAGGGCGGCAGCCGAGGGCCGGCGGAAGTAGGCCTCGACGATCGGGGCGAGGAGCGAGAGCCGGCTCCAGTCCGTGTCCTGGAAGAGCTGCGCTTGCGGCGCGGTGCGCCAGGTGCCGTACCAGGCGAGCGTCTCGGGGGAGTAGGCGCCGAGGAGCTCCGGGCCCCGCGTCTCGCCGTCGTGCGTGAGGACCTGCTCGCCATGAGAGGGCGCATTGCGACGGCGGCGCTCGCCGTCGGGCTTCGGTGCGTGCATCGTGCCGCGGGCCATGGCGGGCCTCCTCTCAGGACGGGTCGGACAAACGGTGTGCGGATTGCTCAGGGGCTCGGAGGGGCTCAGGGCGGCCCTGGAGGGCCTCTGGAGGCTGAATGCGCCTCCGTTTGTTCACGACCTCTATGCCCGTACGCACAGGGAGGCGCTATGCCGCTTCGGGAGGACGTGCACCCCCCGGGGGGAGGTCACCCCCCACCCCGCGCGGCGCGTCGGACCCGGCTCGACTCAGGGGAGGAGGCCCGGGTGTGGCGCGGGGTCGCGGCGCTGCGTCGCTCGTGGCCGCCGAGCTGCCGCACCTTCGCGGCTGCTCTTGCGTGCGTGATGCCAGCGGCACAGAGCTTGCAGGTTGTCGAGCGAGTGGTCGTCGCCGTGCTTCACGTGGTCGACCTGATTCGCCGGGTGTCCGCACAGGACGCCGGTCGAGTCGCGGGCCTGGCAGCGGTAGCCGTCACGCCGAAGCACGCGCACACGGCGTGAGCTCCAGTCGCTCGGCAGCCGAGCCGCCCGGTCGCTGACAGGGGAGGAGGTCCAGGGCACCAGGGGCACCTCCTCGGGGCGGGGTAGGGCAAGGGGGGTGGGGGAACGACAAAGCCCCGGGCCTGCTCAGGGCAGGACCGGGGCTGACCCGAGGAGCGGGAGCTCTACTCGGGGATCGCACGCGTGGCGTGCTCGCGCATCCGACCGGACTCGAACCGGCGACCTCCCGCTCGACAGGCGGGCGCTCTACTCTTCTGAGCTACGGATGCGAAAACCACCTCGACGCCGTGACGCGGGGCGAAGTGGTCGTGTTGCCGAGCTGTCACGGTCAGGTGCGCGAGGCGCGCCCACATGGGCGAGTGAAGCCGTCGCTCGGCGTTGCATACCCCCACGGGATCGAACCGTGAACCTTCGGTGTTGGAGACCGATGCTCTGCCAATTGAGCTAGGGGCATTCAGGCGTCAGAGGCTTGGACCGTGCGGGAGGACAGGTCCATTTGAGCGTGACGTCGCTGGGGTGGCAGGATTCGAACCCGCGCGCTACCGATCAACATTCG